TCAAACCTGCTTGGACCAATATGGCTTGCTATCCCGAGGTTTTACAGCCCTAAAGCCGTAATCTCTCTCGAAAAGATTAATCAACACTTCGTTGATCGGTTCCACGCGAAGCTCATAGCGACCATTGCGTTGAGCATAGTTAGTCGCCACGTCCAGCGCAATCAAAAGACGGCGCCCCCTGAGTGGGCAGTCAGGACGCGGGTCGCCCTCAACCCAGCGAAGCACGAACGCCTCACCAGTCAGCGTACCAAAAAACATGCCCGCCAGGCGCTCGGCGCGCCACACTGCGACGTCCAGCCTGTCAGCATCATTCCGGTACGTCTTCAGTATGGCAGGCCACGGGAAGCGCGAAGTGGGCCACTGAGCTGCCAGTGCCTCATGCGTTCGACCTGTAATCTCTGTCAGAGTGAAGTCCAGCTCCAATACCGGACATAGAGATTGCTGTGTCGCTGCTCGCGCTTCTATGGCGCGCGTAACGTATTTCTGTCGGTACGACGAGGAAGACAAGAACAATGCCCATGCGATTGCATGGTTCGACCATTTGAGGCAGCCGACGCTCGTGTCAAGGTAAACCCTTGGTCTTTCACCGCATTGCAACTCACCCTCCGACCCCCTTCATCCCCTTGCGCAGGAAGATGATCGCCAGCCCTTCCATCAGCAGGTGACCGGCGGACTGGCCGTCGAAGCTGGGGATTTCGACGCCGATCAACTGGCCGAGGCCGGCGACGATCATTGCGGCGGCGATGAGGTAGGTGCGGTAGCCACCGAGAAAAGCAAGGTTCATGGTCGTTCTCCTTTGAGCTGGCGTCCGGCGCTTCGTCCGGACGCGGGAAGAGAGCCGCCAGCGCAACAGCGCGGCGGCTATGGCTTCGGCGATCGTCTCAGGCATTGAAGGTTCCGGTCGCGGCGTGGCCCGGCCCGTAGACGGGGCTCACCTGCGAGACGGCGAAGGCGAACGACGGCGGCGGCGCGCCGAAGTCCGCCGCCTGCTCCGCCGCCGTGTAGGCGGCGCCCGGCGTTGCGGCGTCGATCACCCGCACCGGCTCGGCGCCGTCGAGGATCGTCACGCGATAGGCTTCCGGCAGAAGGTCGTGCAGCGCGTCGGCCGTCGTCCAGCTGTCGGTGTCGGAACGGCTGCGCCGCACCCAGGTCAGGGCCACGTCGCCATCCGCATCGGTCTCAGCCCGAAGGTGGGTCGGCGCGAGCGGCAGAACCGGGCCAAGCCCAAGCTCCGCATCGAACGCGCTCCCCTCGGCATCGGCAGAACCCGCATAGGCGCGCAGCGGCACGGTCTCGCCCAGCCACCCAGCGGGCACAGCTACCGCCAGCGGCCGGCCATCGAGCACGATCACCCGCGCCCCGGCGTCTGCACCCGTCATCGCGAAGTCCGTGCCGAACTGCCCGCGCAGCAACCGCGTCAGCCGGTAGGTCTGAGGCGCAACAAGCTCGGCCACGGCGTAGCCCACAACCTCCCAGCCTGCGTCCGTCTCGACGGCGATCCGGTTGCTCCCCGCCAGCACCGCAATGTCCTCGCTCGAGGCGAGGTGCCCCGAACGCAGCGTCACCAAGACAGCGTTCGCCATGTCCCACACCGCCAGCGGTCCGGGTGCGAGCGGCTCCAGCAGTTCGCCCACCGCCGCGCTGCGGTCGATCCGCCCTATGCCCGCGCCAGTTACCTCGTCATTGACGATGACCCGGCCCGGCCATGGCGAGGCGGACGCCGCGACCACCAGCCGCGAGGTTGCCTGTCCCGGCTCGGCCGGCAGATGCGCCGCCACGACCAGCGGCAACGCCCGCACCGGGGCCGCCCCCGGCGTGCCGCGCGGCGCATCCGAAACGATCGCCGCCTCCATCACCGGCGGAATGGCCCGCGCCGAAATCCTCCGCACCGCGCTGTCGCGGATCGCGGTGATCTCGAACGGCCCGTCGCCCTGCCCGGCAAGGCTCACGGCATCCCCGGCTTCAAGCCCGGCCACCGAATGCGGCAGCGCAAACTCCAGCGTGTCGCGCTGCGCTGCGCTGTCGACCAGCAGCCGCTCGGCCGCCTGCCGCGCCCCCGCCGGATCGAGCACCAGCGCCGTGCGTTCCGCACTCGTCGTGCCACCGCCCAGCGTCATCGCCGTCACCGACGCCGCGAGATACCCGCGCTCGCGGTCGAAGTAGCCGAACGCCACCTGCCCCACGGCCTCCGACGGATCGGGGCGCGTCCGCGCCGTCAGCGGGCCATCGCCCGCCGCCACCTCATCGAGAGCCAACACGGCGCGCGCCGATACAAGCGAAAAACTCAGCCCCTCGGGCGTGTCCCGCACGCCCAGCCCGGCCGCCGCCAGCACCGGCCCCAGCGCCTCGCGCGCCGACGTCACGGCTTCAACGCCCAGACCGGTGACCAGCGGTCCCGCCGCATCGGCCACTGCAACATCGACGCCGTAGTCCGCCGCAATCGCCGCGACGAGTTCATCGCTCGCGAGCCCCCCGAGCCGGCCATTGAGCCAGTGCCCGGTCGCATAGTTCGGCCAGTCACTCCACGCCTCGCGCTGCGACGGGAACGCCGGATAGGGCCGCGCATCCCACGCCCATGGCGCGATCCGCGCCACGTCCACCATCGGCATGTCGTCATCGTTTACCGGGTTGGCGTCGCTCGCCCAATGCAGAAACTGCGCGCGCAGGTACTGCCGCTGCATCAGCGCATCGGGCGCGCCGCTAGAAAAGAACGGCCGCGTGTTCTCGATGCTCTTCGGATCACCGAAGGCGCTCGGCTGGTTCGCGCCCTTGTCCACTGCCCCGCAGCCGATCTCGGTGAACCAGATCGGCTTCGAGCCCGGGACCCAGTCCGTCGGCGTGCCGCTCCGCACCCCGCCCGGCCGGTCGTGGTGCTCGTTCAGCCACCAGGACTGCAGGTCCTTGAACCGCCACACCCACGGCTCGCCATAGGCATCGTCGCCAATCGGCGAACGTACCCCATCGAGCCGGTCCGCCTCATCGGCATAGTACCAGTCATACCCATCGCGCCCGGCGATCCCCGCGCGCAGGTAGTCGAGCCCATAGATCGAGTCCCAGTCGCCCGCATCGGCATGGTCGGTGCCGTCGCGCCAGTCGGCAATCGGCATGTAGTTGTCGATCGCCACCGCATCGATCGCGTCCGACGCCCACAGCGGATCGAGGTGAAAGAACTTCGCCCCGCCGCCCGGCTGATACCCCGTGACCTCCGACCAGTCCGCCGCATAAGTCAGCAGACAATCCGGTCCCACGACCGAGCGCACATCGTCGGCCAGCGTCACCAGCGCCTCAACGAACGGGAACGTATCGTCCGCCCCGCGCACCGCGTTCAGCGCCTTCATCTCCGTGCCGACGATCAGCGCATCCACCCCGCCCGCCTCAACGGCGAGCCCCGCATAGTGCAGGATGAAATCGCGATAGCCCGGCACGAAGGCCGCCACCTGCGCCGCCGCCGTCCCGGTCCCATCCGGCGAGCCCACCGCCCCCGGCGCCGGATCGCACGTGATGCGCCCGCGCCAGGGATAAGCCGGCTGCCCCATCGGGTTGTCCGCCGGAATGTCCATCATCATCAGCGGATAGAGCGTGACCTTGAGTCCCCGCGCCTTGAGATCGGCAATCGCCGCGAGCACCGAGGCATCCGAGGGCGTGCCGCCGTAGGCAAGCCCGCCCTCATGCATCGACGACACCTGCGCCTCCGCGCGCGTGAGCCCCGCGACGCTCCACACCGTCCCCGATACGTTGCGCACCGTCCCCTCGGTGCGCGGCGCGACCGTGCAATGCCCGCATCGAAGATCATCCCCGAACCAGGCGATCACCAGCTGCACCGTCTCGAGGTTCGGGCACAGCGCCTGCAGTTCATCGATGGACACCGTCCAGTCGCTGATGCCCGCCGCCACATGCGTGTTCTCGCTCGCCGTCACCCCCGGCGAGACAAGCCGCACACGCGGGATCGGGTCATAGACAAACTCCCCCGCCCCCGGGATCACATTCACAGCCCGGATCTGCGGCTCGAGTTCGCCCACCACCCGGCACAATTCCACCGCGATGTTCGGAATGCGGTTGCCGAACTGCGCCAGCGGCAGCCGCTCGAACACGACGTAGCACAGCCCCCGATACGCCGGCGCGTTGCCCGCGCCCTGCACCGCCTCGATCAGGCTGTCCGCCTCCTGCGTTTCGCTGCCGCCATAGAACCGCAGCGTCACGCCGTCGGTATCGAGCACCTGCCCATCGGCCCACACGCGCCCCAGGTGCGCCACCTCGCCCTCGCAGAATGCCACGGCGAAACTGCCCACAATGGTGCGCTCACCCTCCTCCGCCGCGCCAAATCCCTTCGCGCCCGACGTCTCCCCAGCCAGTTCCTCAAGCTCCGTCGCCCAGATAATGTTGCCGCCGAGCCGGCTCCATCCATAGAGCCGCGGCACCGCGCCGCCCTCGCTCGATCCGGTGAGCCGGATATCCGCACCGGCGCTCACCGGCCGCGCCCGCTCGCCGAACAGCGCCCCATCGACCGCCGCCCCCGCCAGCGCCCCGAGCGCCCGCCCGATGGTCGCGCCAATCGGCCCGCCCACCGCACCACCGACGAACTGCCCCGCAAGGGACAGAGCCAAAGTCGCCATCAGCTTCGCTCCGGAAACTCAAACACCGCAGCCACCCGCCGCCGCCAGCCGGCGGTCAGGTTGGCCTCGACCACCCCCAGCCGCTCCTGCGCGTGCACGAACCGCGTTTCGCTCATCATGATCCCGCAGTGCCGCGGCGCGATCTGCCGCCCCAGCCGGAACAGCACGACGCGCCCCGCCACAAGACCCTCAGCCCGCACCAGCCACCGCTCCGCGCCCGCCAGCAGTGCCGCGTCCCGCCCATCGACGCGATAGGGCGGCACCACCACCGGCTCCACGCCGTAAAGCGAGCGCCAGACGCCGCGCAGCAGCCCGAGGCAGTCGCATCCCGCACCCAGCGTCGAAGCCTGGTGGCGATAGGGCGTGCCGAGCCAGGCGCGGGCTGCGCCAGAGATCTCATCGCTGCCAATGTTCATTCGACCAGCGCCCGCCCGTCGAGCGCGTCGCCCGGCCGCGGATAGCGCAGCACGAAGTCGCTCCCCGGAATATGCGGAAAGCCGCGAAAATTGACGCCGTTCTCGAACTTCGTGCGGCACGTCGCGAACCGCCGGTCGCATCCCGCCGTCACGACGAAATCATCGCCCGCCAGCACCCAGTCGCCCACCGGCTGCACGAAGCCCAGCACGTCGACGCCGCCAACGCGCGAATGGCTGACGATGCGATCGGTCAGCCCCACCCGCGCGCCGCTCGCCCACGCCGCGCCGCCGAGCGCGAACCACCCTGCGTCGAACCCATCGGGCCCATCGACCGCGAGCCGGAACCGGTCCCGCACCTCGATCACCGAAGCACTCGCCCGGAACGCCGGATCATCGAGATCCACCCCGCACCGGGCATCGCCCAGCGCCGCATCGCAGAGCGCCTGATAGAGCCGCCCCTTGGGCTGGTTCAGCGCCTGCTGGCCGCTGCGCAGTTCGGCGCGAAACACCCCATCCTCGCGCACGATCTCGCCAATGCTGGCGCGCCGCACGAGGTGCCGCACGCTGACGTCGCGCCAGTTCACCCGCCAGGTCTCGACCAGCGCGCCGTCGTATCGGCCGAGCAGGATGTCATCCTCGGCGATCGCCGCCGCATGCAGCACGCCAACGACATCGCTGGTGTCCACCTGCGGCCCGAGTTTCTGCGCCGCCTCGCCGCCATCGAGCCCATGCGCCGGCTCATACGCCACGCCACCGAAACTCAGCCCCACGTCGTGGTCGGTGAACCCCAGCACCACACCGTCGCCGCGCGCGATGCGCCAGCACGTCGCCAGCGTCGTCGCGCCGCTCTCGACATGCGCCTTGAAGGCAGGATCGAGCGTCCTCATTCGCGCACCTCGATTACCGGGATGGACGGCGCATCCGCCGCATCGAACGACGTCAGCTCGATGTCCAGCCGGTCGATATCGAACCGCACAGGCACATCGAACTCGAAACTCGCGGTGACGACCGCGCCATCGTCCGGCGCGGCATCGAAGGTCACGACGCCCGTCAGCGCATCCACCTCCACCGAAACCGGTTCGCCATCGACGCGCACCTCCACCGTGTCCGCCACCGGCCTGGTGATCGGCCGAAGGTAAGGATCGAACGCCGCGCCATACCGCTTCACCAGCTGAAACGAGACGGCCGTCCCATCTCCAATACCAATCCCCTGATCGTTCGCCGAGTGGTCCAGCGCATCGCGCCACAGGAACGAGTGAAACCGCCCACGCCGTTCCTCGAAGAATGCCAGCACCGCCTGCATGTCCGCGCGCGACTTCACGCCATACCCGGCGTTGTACCGCCGCCGCGAATGCGCCCACCGCGCATTGCGCTCCTCGCGCCCGCTCGCCAAGGTCACAATGTCCGTCGCCCGCTCCGGCCCACCCCGCGCCCCCAGCGCGACATCGAGCGGAAAGCGGATTGCGTGAAAGGTCATGTTTGGTCCTCCTGCCCCACCCTCATCCGCCCTTCGGGCACCTTCCCCCATCAGAGGGGGAAGGCGATGGAGCCTTGAATGTTCGGTCGGGCCTTCTCCCTTGATGGGAGAAGGTGGCGCGCAGCGCCGGATGAGGGTGGGGCCACGCCCGATCAGCTCCCCCGTGCGCCCCGCCGCACCGCCCGCAACAGCATCGCGCCCACCTCGGCCTCCGCCGCCACAAAGCTCCGCGCGTCGCTCGCCGTCACGTTGAACGTCACGTTCACCGCCCCTCCGCCGCTCGACGCCACCCCCAGCGAGCCATCCGGCCCGCGCCGCAGCGGCACGATCGCCTCCGGCCCGGCCTCGCCGGCGAGTCCCAATCCGCCGCCCATCGGAAAATACGACGGCGCGGAAATAACCCCGCCCTTCGCGAAGGCCCGCACCGCCGGGTTGGCCGCCGAGAACAGCTGCTCCACCAGCCCGCTGGTCAGATCGCCCAGCGGCTTCAACGCCGCACGCAGCGCAATTTCGGAAAAGCTCCGCGCCACGTCAGCCAGCACGCCGTTCAGCGACTTGCCTTCCAGCACCGCGCCACGCAGCGCGCGCGTCACGGAGTGTCCAACCCCCTCGCCCAGCGTCCTGATCCGCCCGAGTTCGACCTCCGCGTCGGTCATGTCCTCGCGCAACTCGTCCAGCCACTCAGCCATCGGGATAGGTCTCCATCATCTCTTCGAGCCGCGCCCTGCCCGGGGCCACGCAGCGTGCGCTCCCGCCATGCGCCTCGTATGCCGCCGCCAGTTCGCGCGGCGTCAGCGCCCAGAAGTGCTGCGGCGGCAACCGCAGCACGCCCAACCCGAATGCCATCGCCGCCGCCCAGGGAAACGGCCTCATTCGCCGAACGTCGCGCGCAGCAACCGCGCCGCCGTGTCCGCCGCCCCGCGCAATCCGCCTTCGATGCTCATGCGCGCGAGGTCGTCATCGCTGACCGCGTTCCCCGCCCCGCGCAGCCCCGCTCCAATGATTGCGGTGAGGTCGCGGGCCGACACGCGGCCCGCCGCGAAGCGCTCCCCCAGCCCCACCAGGTCTCCCGCCCCCAGGCGCGCCTCCAGCTCGGCCAGCGCGCCCAGCGTCAGGCACAGCACCCGCTCCTCGCCGTCGAACACGGCCGAAATCTCTCCGCGCTGCGGATTGGGCATTCTGAATCTCCCTGCCACGCCCTCGTGGTTCGACAGGCTCACCACGAAGGCTGATGCTGACGCGGACTGTTTGAGGACTTCAAGGTGAGCCTGTCGAACCACGAAGTCCGGGCACGCCTATGCCCCTGCGAACGTCAGTTCGCCCGCGCTCTCGAGCGCAATCTCGAAGGTCACTTCCCCGGCGTGGTCGGCGGAGAACTCCAGCGCCACGATCTGGAACGGCCCCTCGATGGTGCCGAAATCCGGCAGGATCAGCTGCCAATCGCGGATCGTCCCCGCAAAGAACAGTGTGCGGATCTGCGCGTCCGACGCCTGGTCCTTGAAGATGCCCGAGCCCGCCACCGAGGCGCGCTTGATGCCGCCGCCGGCGAGCAGCTCGCGCCACCGCCCGGCGCTCTCGGCGTCGGTGATGTCGATACTCGCCGCATTGAAGCTCAGCGAGCGCGTCCGCAGCCCCGCCACCGTCAGAAACGAACCAGACCCCGTCTGGTCGAGCTTCAAAAGCATGTCCTTGCCACTCTGGGCTGCCATGTCGAAATCCTTGTCATGAGAGTTCCGTGCGGGCGTCACCCCTCATCCGCCCTCCGGGCACCTTCTCCCGCAGGGGGAGAAGGCGCTGACTGAGGGCCAGGGGTTCAATGGCCTTCTCCCCTTGCGGAAGAAGGTGGCGACAGCCGGATGAGGGGTGCCCCGCGCACTGCTAGCCGGCCGCTTCCGTAAACATCCGCAGCGCCACCGCCGCCCGGGCGAAGCCCGTCTCGCGGTCGATTGCCGTATCGGTCCGGTCATGCTGCCGATGCGTCACCCGCAGTTCGCCGTCGAATGCCGCCGTCAAGGCCACCGACAGCACCCGGTCCGCAACCACAAGCACCGCCTTGCGGCTCGCCTCCGCCGCCCACACATGCAGCACCAGCCGATGATCGTGACCCGGCGCGAGATCGCCGTCTCGCGGCAGCACGTCGTGCCGCGCAATGGTCACGTAGGGTGGCCGCACATCCCTCGGCGGCGCATCGAACACGCGGCCTCCGCCGAGCAGCTCAACCAGCGGCTCGTCCGCATCGAGTGCACCGACCAGCATCGCCTGCAGCGCAAGAATGGGATGGCTCATCCGGTCACCGCCGTTTCGCTGCACTGGCAGCTCAGATACGCCCTGCGTCCGTTGAGGTCCGCCGCGCTCACCACGTTCAGGTGCCGTCCGCGATAGACGAAGCGGTCGCCAGGTTTCACATCGGAACGGAACCGGGTGACCACCGCATGCGAGATCGCCACCCCTGCCCCGTCCGCCGCATACCTCGCTCGCGCCGACAGCCCCCTCACACGCGACCAAACCGTCGCGACCGGCACGAACAGCGTGACGTGTCCGCCTTCGTCCTCGCGCGTCATCTCGCGGCGCTGCAGCTGCACGCGGTCGGTCAGCGTGCCGATCGGTGGAATCCGCTCGCTCACAGCCGCACCCGCCGGTATCCGGCGATCAGCCGGTCGAACCCCGGCGGCACCACCGCGCCCGACCCGGCGACGATCACCGCATCGCGGTTGGCAAACCAGTAGGCGACAAGCGAGAGCATGGCGTGCTTGAGGTCCGCGGGCACGTCGTCGGCGCTCTCGCCGAACCCCGCCACATAGTCGATCTCGATCCCCTGCCGCTCGCGCATTGCCGGTGCATCGAACGATGCGGGCAGCATCAGCCGCGGTGTCGCCGCGTCGATCTCGAACGGCTCGGTCTCGAGTTCGCTCGGCTCTCCGTCCTCATCGAACACCGTCACCGCCGACAGCTTCAGCAGCGGCCCGACTGGCAGGCGCACCTCGCGCTCCGCCGGCCAGGCGTCGAGCACCAGCCGCCAGCTCTGCGCCACCATCGCCCGCGCCGTCGTCCCCTCGACATGCAGCCGCGCGGCGGTGATCAGCGTCGTCACCAGCGCATCTTCCGCCGTGTCATCGAGCTTCAGCCACGCCCTCGCCTCGGCAAGCGAAACCGGCTCCTCCGCGGGCCCCGCGAGAAGGTATGCAGTCAT